CGAGCGGGCCTCCATCAAACTCATCCCCGGGGAAAAGAAGCGGGAGAAGGAAGCGGTCGGAAAAATCATCGGTGCGAAAAATTTCCGCGTGATCCTGATATGTGACGAGATGCCTGAGCTGTCCCCGGCGTTGCTGGAGGCGGCGATGACCAACCTCAAGTCCAACCGGAACTTCCATATGTGGGGGCTCGGGAACCCGGCCAGCTACTACGACGCGCATGGGGTGTTTAGTCGACCGAAGGCGGGGTGGGACTCCATTGACATCGAGACTTACGCGTGGGACACCGACTACGGACGGGCCATCCGTTTTGACGCTGAGAGGTCTCCCAACCTTGTCCATGACCCAACGGGAGGAGAGGCCCCGTGGGACTACCTCCCCACCAAGGAGCGGTTGGATGAAGCCCGGCTGAAATTGGGGGCGGACAGCTTCGGCTACTACAGGCAGTGGCGCGGGTTCTGGTTCCCTGAGGGATCAGATACGACGGTGTTTTCTGCGACCGACCTCATCTACTTCCGCAGTCACCGGGCGGACATGAAGTGGGAGAGCACCCCGACCCCCATCGCCGGGCTGGACGCGGGCTACACATCAGGAGGAGATCGTTCTATTGCCTACTTCGGCTTGCTCGGCACGGAGTCGGAGACGGGGCTCACTGTGTTGTTGGCGACGGAGTATGTTCTTTTGAAGGACAACCCGATGGACAAGGAGACCCCTCGGAACTTCCAAATCGCGAGGGCTTACCGGGATGAGTGCGACAAGCGGGGGGTTGCGCCCTTCTTCGCGGGGATGGATGTCACAGGGGCGGCGTCCTTCGGGGACATCGTGGCGGTGGAGTTTAGCCCGGAGGTGATGCGGGTGACCATGTCCGGGAAGTCGTCCAAGCGGGTGGCCGGGATTGACCGCGCCCCGGCGAACTCGCGCTACGCCACGATGGGAACCGAGATTTGGTTTTCCGCCCGCGAGATGATGCAGTCCGGCCAACTTGTTGGGCTTGGGCCTGAGGTCAGCGGGGAGCTGACGGCGCGGCGGTATGTGGTTCTCAACGACGTGGTCAAGCTGGAGGAGAAGCGCGAGATGAAAAGGCGAGCTGGGAAGTCCCCCGATATTGCCGACGCACTTCTTGTCATGTGCGAAGTCGCCCGGGTGCGGGGTAAGATGAGAGTGACCCGGGCTAAAGGAAGCCGCCCCGGGGCGGTCGCTTCCCAGTCGAAAGCCAGATGGACAAAATTCAAAGAGCGTAGTCAGGTTTCGTTCCGCACCGGGGCCATGCGCCGGGATTCCTTTCGGCCCCGCTCAAAGTTTGGTTCGGGCCTTTCTTTCATCCGGTGAGGTTTAAGCAGTTGACAGCAGATAACACATGACGTATTCAACCTAAGATGCTGATCGTATACCCCGTGACTATTGCGGATTTTAAGCTGGCGGAACTCAACACCACTCTCATTGGGAGGTTTGGGGGTATCCGCCCGCACAAGCTCTTGATGGTTTTCTCAGAGTCGTGCCCTTCGGCGTCTCGAAAGAAAATCGAGAAGATCCTGTCGACGGTTTCGGACGACGTATTTTCGCACGACCTTGAAACCCGCGATGAACGGGGGTGGCCCAAGTCGGCCAATTCCGTCTTTGCCGAAGTGGCGAGAGTCGTCACGGAGAACGGGTGTTACGGGGAGAAGGGTTGGTATTTTATGGAGGCCGACAACACCCCGCTCCGGGCTGAGTGGGCCAACCTCCTCGACCGCGAATACAAGCTCGCCCGCCTCCCCTACATGGGAGTGAAGCACATCACCCACCGGGGGATAGGCCCGGCTCGCCGGGAAGCAGGATACCACATGGTCGGCACGGGGGTATACCCGGCGGACTTCTTTTACTCCTGCCGCTTGGCCAAGCACCTGACTTCGATTTCAGACCCTTTTGACGTGGCTCTCCAGTGGGAGGTCGTCCCGCAGATGCACCCGACAGACCAGATCCTCCATAACTGGTCGTCCCATAAATACGAGAAGGGACGTGACGGGGTCATCACATGCCGCGCTTTCCGGGAGGGGGTAGGGATTACCCACCCCATCGCCCCTGACCACATCTACTCCGTCGTGCATGGCTGTAAGGACGCTTCTTTACCGAAACTCGTGGCGGCAACCATCAAGTAAATGAAAAAGTCTCGCGCCACCCCATCTTCACGGAACCCAAGACCGGACGCAGAACTTGAATCGTTCCCTGAGAAGGGGGCCCCGCCAGAGCGTCGGGTGAGGGATGCGGAAGGACTACACGCGCTTTACCTTCGCTTTGCCGAAGAAGACGAGCGCAGCGCGTATAACCGGTTTTTGGTTCGGGACATCGCGGACGGGGCTCCTCCATGGGCGGACGAGGACATCGAGCAGGACGGCAGGTTCAATCTGAACTTCCACCAGTCCCGCGCCCTCTTGGAGAGGGAGAAGGCTCGCTATACCGATCTCATTGACTCCGTGGATGTGCTGGCCCGGTTTTTCTTGCCTGAGGATCTGTTCAACCAAGATACCGAGAAGGAGAACAAGCAGGACGTTATCGCGGAGGAGCACTACCATCTTGTCCGCAACTCATGGCCTGAGTTCGATAATAACTGGAACACCCTCACGTCCGAGATAGCACAGTTCGCCGTGTGCGCTGGGTTCTTCCCCAACGAGAAGACATGGAAGTGGAAGCCCGCCGGGTTGGATGACATCCTCATCCCGAGGCAGACGGTTGCCACCGAGGAAGCAGTTCCGGTCATGTTCATCCGGGACAAGATGCAGGTCCACGAGTTGTGGGGGAAGGTCAAGGGCGAGAAGTATGCCAAGGGGGCCGGTTGGTCACCTGATGAATGTCGTAAGCAACTCGTCAAAGCGACGACCGGGAACTCCAAAAAGTCTGTTCAGTGGCGTCGGTATTGGAACGCCGTGCAGGACGAGTTGGCGAACAACGACATCGGGGCGTCCTACAAAGAGGACATCGAGATCATTCACGGGTTGGTGAGGGAATACGACGGGAGCTACTCCCACTACATCATCCCCGAAGAAGGGGATTGTAATGACTTCCTGTTTCAGCAGCCGAGCCGCTACAAATCAGCCAACGCGGCCTTCACAATGTTCGCCGTGAACCTTGGGCGCAACGGAACCTACCACTCCGCTCGCGGGATGCTCTACCTCGCATACCCTTACGCGCAGGCGATCAACCGGCTTCGCAATGCCGCGCTCGATTCGACCTCATACAGCATGGCGTTGTTCCTCCAAGCCCCCGACGCGGAGTCCATGGAGGATATGGCCATCGTGCTTAACGGACCTGTCGGGTGGCTCCCACCCGAAGCCCAAGTCGTTCGGGAGCGCACCTTGCCGAATCTCGCCCAGAACGCATTGCCCATCATTGCCGATCTGGACAGCTCGCTCAACTCGAACCTCGGGATGGAGCAATATGACACCGGGTCTCCGAGCACGAAGTATGGCCAGAAAGTGCAGCAGGTCATGGAGGGCACCCTGTCGGGGACAACCATCTCGATTTTCTACCGCTCTTGGAAGAAGCTGCTGTGGGAGCAGTTCGAGCGTATCCGGGCCATCGGCGCGGATAACGCCAAGTTCCCCGAGGTCAGAAGTTTTTACGAGCGGTGCGCTCGCAGGGGGGTTATGCCCGAAGACATCGCCCGGATTGAGCGGCTGGAGCCGTTTCGCGCTGCTGGGCAGGGGTCGGCCAGCATGAGGCTTCTCGCCTTTGACGAGGCGATGCAGACCATCAGCATGTTGGATGAGGTAGGGCGGTCCAATCTTCTCCGCGACCGGTTCTCCATGCGGTTCGGGCGGGATCTTGCCGAGCGTTATGTGGGCTCTCCACAACGTCCTCGCTTTGTCTTGGATGAAAAGCTGGCTGAGCTGGAAAACGCCGCGCTTAAAAGCTCCCCCGACATGGCTCCGAAGCCGGGAGAGAACGACGCGGCCCACGCTCAGGTTCACCTTGTTGCCGCGATGCAAACGGTCCAGCAGCTCGGGGCCGCGCTCGAACAGGGTGGGGAGAACCTCAACCCGGCGGCGTTCCAAGAACCTCTCGGCTACGTCGAGGCTCTGCTTCGTCACGCTGGCCCCCA